CTTTCCTTTTTGCGAAAGTTAAAACTTTTTACCCACTTTTAGTTTTATATCCAAGGAGAATTGATATTTTATGGCTAAATCCAAAAAGAAGTACGAACTTACCGAAATTATTCCGCTATTATCCGAAGATTCGTTGAAGGTAGCTGGTGGCATGATTGAAGATGCTTTGTTCATGCAAGATCAACTTAAATTGCTACGAGAGACAATCAAGGAAGAAGGTGTTTCCGAAAATTATCAGTATGGAAGCAAACAAACGGCAGCTATGACAAGTTATTTGCAGATTCAAAAGCAATACGGAGTTATTATCCGTTATTTGACCGACCTTCTTCCCAAGGAAACGAAGAACTCCGGCACCAACGAAGTTCTTGAATTTATCGGAATGGCAAAATGATAGAGTTTGAAAAATATTTCGGCGGAATATTAGACGGAAAGATTGTCGCTTGTGACAAGATGAAGAGAATCTCCGAAATTCTCATTGACCGCTATTTAGCGCCTGACGAGTTTCACTTTGACGGAAGCATTGCGAAGCATCACACAGATTTCATTGAAAGATTCTGCAAACAACCAAGCGGAAACCTTGGCGAACCTTTAAGACTTCAACTGTTCCAAAAGGCAAGGCTCCAAGCCTTGTTTGGTTTCGTGGATGACAACAATCTCCGGCAGTATAACGAGTGTTTAATTATCGAAGGGCGAAAGAACGGCAAGACAACCGAGACTTCGGCGGTGGCTCTTGATTTACTGATGAATGACGGCGAAGGTTCTCCGCAGATTTACAATCTTGCGACTATGCTTGACCAAGCGAAACTTGGATTTACGGCAACATATAAAATGGTTGTCCAATCTCCGCAATTATCTCCGTTGGTCAAAAAACGAGTTGCAGACCTTTACTTCTCCAAGAACATGGGATTCATTAAGGCTTTGGCGAGTAATTCCAATAGTCTTGACGGCTTGGACACTCACGCAGCTACGATTGACGAACTTTCGGCGATAAAGGATAGAGATTTGTACGATTTAATAAAACAATCAATGGGAGCGAGAAAACAACCGCTCCTTTTTTGTATATCAACAAACGGATATGTAAGGGAAGGGATATTTGATGCACAGTACGAATATGCAACGAATGTCTTAAACGGAATCGCAAAGAATCCGAGATTCCTTCCATTTATTTACGAACTCGACAATCCTGACGAGTGGACAGACGAGAATGCTTGGATAAAAGCAAATCCTGGCATTGATACCATAAAATCAAGAACCTATCTTCGAGAAATGGTACAAAAGGCAAAGGATGATGCTTCTTTCAAACCGACAGTTCTTGTCAAAGACTTCAATGTTCCGCAAAGCGGTTCTTCCACTTGGCTTCCTTTTGAATGGATTGTCAACGAGTCCAAATACACAATGGAAGAGATTTCTCATAGTTATGCGATTGGCGGTTGTGACCTTTCATCCGTTTATGATCTGACTTGCGCCACACTTCTCATACAGAAGCCGAACCGAGACGAATTGTTTGTTCTTCAAAAGTATTTCATACCGCAGAAGAAGATTGACGAGTTCATGGGAGCGGATGTCAAACAAGTTCCATATAAGTTATGGCAAGAGCAAGGGTGGATTGATATAAACGAAGGCGCACAAGTCGATTATTCCAAAGTCACGGAATGGTTTGTTCGAATGGTTCGAGAATATGACATCCGACCGCTTTGGATATGCTATGACCGAGCATTAGCCGGATATTGGCAAGAAGAAATGATTGCGCAAGGCTTCGAAATGGAAAAGACGGCACAAGGAGCATTCACTTGGAGTCAACCCATGAAAATGCTCGGATGCGACTTGCAAGAACATAGAATCAACTACAACAACAACCCTATTTTGCGTTGGTGTTTAGCAAACACAGGAGTAAAGTCTTTGAATAAAGACGGAATTGAGTCAATTCAACCTGTGAAAATACACAAAGACCGAAGAATTGACGGAATGGTTTCACTTCTCAATGCTTATGTAGGTTATACAAAGCACAGAGAAGAATATCTTCCTTATGTTCGTTAGTAGGAGTGAGAAATGAGAGAAAGACGAAGTATTCTTGATTTGTTTCGACCTATCAAGAAAGACCAAACCCAAACTTACACACAGTTCAAGGAACTGAACAACTTCAAGTCCTATTTTGGGACTTTCGGTTCGGACATTTATCAAAGTGATGATGTAAGAGCCTGTATTCGAGCATTATCCGAACACACAAGCAAGGCGAATCCAAGATGCACGGATAAGAGAATCGAGAGATTACTCGCTTTAAGACCAAATAAATATATGAACGGAAAAGATATGTTGGCAAAGTTGCGAAATATCCTTGAAGTTAAGAACACGGCTTTTCTTTACATAGAAAGAGATGATCTGAACAGAGTTATTGGCTTCTATCCTGTACCCTATTCGACTTGTACGGCGGTTCAGTACAAAGAAAGGCTCTTCATTCAGTTTAATTTTAACGGAACGGCAACGAACCAACTGTTTATTCCTTGGGAAGACTTGGCGGTCATTCGAAACGATTATCTCAATTCGGATATTTACGGAGAAAGCAATGCTCCTTTGCTTGGGACTTTGGATGTTATCGGAACTTTGGACAAGGGAGCTGCAAATGCGGTCAAGTCAACCGCAAACCTTCGTGGAATCTTAAAGTCGACTAAAGCAATGCTTTCGCCGGATGATGTTAAAAAACAGAAAGAAACCTTCGTCAAAGACTACATGAACATAGACAACGAAGGCGGAATTGCTTCGATTGACTCAACACAAGAGTTCATCCCTATACAGATGAAACCGACAACAGCTTCGGCAGAAGAAGCGAACGCATATAGAGACAAGGTTTATAAATATTTCGGAGTCAATGAAAAAATCGTGATGTCCAAATATACCGAGTCGGAATATGATGCGTTTTACGAATCAAGAATCGAGCCGTTTTTGGTTGCTTTGAGTTTGGAACTTACAAGGAAAATCTTCACAGAAAGAGAAATCGGCTTCGGAAATGAAGTTTGGTTTGAGTCCAATCGCTTACAGTATGCAAGTGCAAAAACTAAAATCTCAATGGTTTCGCTTGTCGACCGTGGCTTGATGACTCCGAACGAATACAGAGAATTATTCAACATGAGTCCATACGAAGGCGGAGACGAGTTCATCTTGAGACTTGATACATCCAAGACAGGCGATACGACAAACGAAGTCGGCAGACCAAAGGAAGGAGACGAAGAAGATGTATAGAGAAAACAGAGAATACAGAAGTTTCCCTATGGTGGAAACGAGAAAGGAAGGCAACGAGCCTTCTTTTTTAGTTGAAGGATACGCAACAAACTTCAACGAATATGTCTTATTTGAAGAAGACGGAATCGAGTACAAAGAGCGAATTGATGAAAAAGCCTTTGAAGGTTGCGACATGACAGATGTCATCTTCTTAAAAGACCATGAAGGAACAGTATTCGCAAGAACCAAGAACGGAACTTTGGAACTCGAAGTCAATGAGAATGGCTTATTCACAAGAGCCGATTTGAGCAAGACTTCCGCTTCGAGAGAAATGTTTGAAGAGATAGACACAGGGATGTACTCCCAAATGTCTTTCGCATTTACTGTCGAAGATGAAGAATACAACACGAAAGAACACCTTCGAACAATCAAGAAATTCAAAAAGATTTTTGATGTTTCGGCGGTGGGATTTCCGGCTAATCCAACCACAGAAATTTCAGTTGCGACTCGATCTCGGTTTGACGGATTTATCGAACAGGAGAAAGCGGAGAGACTTGCAAGAGAGCAAGAGATTTCTTTGGCAAGAGCCAAATACAACTATATGAAGGAGAAAAGAAATGGCAGAGATTAAAGAAATGTCAATCGAAGAAGTTGAAGCAAGAAGCGCAGAACTCGATTCCATGGTTGAGACTTCCGAGAACACGGAAGAAATCGAGAAAGCCACAGAAGAGAGAGCATTGCTCAACGAACGCAAGGCAGAACTTAAAGACCTTGAAGAGCGCAAGGCTTTAAGCGAAGAACTCAACAAAGGCGCAATGCCTGAAATAATCGAAGAACGAAAGGAAGAAAGAAAAATGAAAGACATCAAAGAATTTAGAAATTCCGCAGAGTATGTAAACGCATACGCAGAGTACATCAAATCAGGTAATGACGAAGAAGTAAGAAGCCTTCTTACACAGAATGTTGGCGAAGCCGGAACAATCGCAGTTCCTGATGCAGTTTATGACATTGTTAAGACCGCATGGGAAAAGAGCAACATCATGGCTCTTGTTAAGAAAATTTCAGTTGCCGGAAACATGAAGGTTCAGTTCGAGATTAGTGGCGGTGATGCCGTTATCCATGACGAAGGAAGCGGAGCGGTTACAGAAGAAGAACTTTCACTCGGTGTTGTTTCTCTTGTTCCTGTTTCAATCAAGAAATGGATTTCCATTTCGGATGAAGGTTTGGACATGAGAGGACAGGCTTTCCTTAACTACATTTATGATGAATTAACATACAGAATCGCAAAGAAAGCAGAGTCAATCCTTATTGGAAAGATTGCAGCTCTCAACACAACCGCTTCCGAAAATGCTCCTTACGCAAAGAAGGTTAAAGCTGGCGCAGCCGTTGGCACAATCGCACAGGCTCTCGGACAGTTATCCGACGAAGCAACAAACCCTGTTGTTGTTATGAACAAGGCTACATGGAGCGCATTCAAGGCTGCACAGTACGCAAACGGATATGCCGTTGATGTTTTCGAAGGTCTTAATGTTTACTTCACAAGCGCACTTCCGGCTCTTTCAAGTGCTACAGAAAACACAGTTTACGCAATCGTTGGCGACTTTGGAATGGGCGCATTAGCAAACTTCCCTAACGGAGAAACAATTCAGATCAAAGTTGATGACAAGTCAAACATGAAGTCTGACCTTGTTGATGTTCTCGGAAGAGAGTATGTTGCCGTTGAGCCTATCGCTTGTGGCGCATTCGTAAACCTTACCGCTCCCGCCGTTGGATGATAAGGAGAAGCCTATGAGAGTTACTGTCATACGAAACTACACGGATAAGTATGCCGGAATCTCCTACAATGTAGGCGCAAAAGTTGAGTATGCAGATGACAGAGCCAAGGCTCTTGCAGAAAAAGGCTTTGTGGAACTTACAGAAAAGGCGATTAAGGCAGACGAAGTCGAAGTCAAGGTTGCAAAACCTAAAAAGACAACAAAGAAAAAATAAGTCGGAAGGAGCAAGATATGGCAACAATACAAGAAAAAGTCAAACTTGCTCTTCGTATATCTCACAATTTGCTTGATGCAGAAATTTCGGATGTTATTGCTTCGGCTCGTGCGGAACTCAAACGAGCCGGAGTTGACTCCGACAAAGCAGACGGAGATGACGAGATAATCGAAACGGCAATAAAATGTTATGCACTCGCTTATTATGCGAGTGATGTCAAGGATTCCGAGAGATATACGGAATCCTTTAAATATCAATGTGATTGTTTGAGAAAATCGTTTCCACAGGAGTTAGAAAATGTTTGATTCGATTATCACTTTAATGAAAGAAACAAATACAGTAAACGAATACGGAGACACAGTTCAAACATTCACAGAACGAAATGTGTTCGCAGAAGTGAAGTCTATTGGACAAAGCGAATTTTATCAAGCCGAAGCCGTTGGCTTAAAGCCTGAAATCAAGTTCGTGATTGCAGATTTTGCAGACTACCAAGGCGAGAAACAGTTGAAATATACTTCCTTTGGCGGTGTCGAAGAGATTTATACAGTTTTACGAACATACAGAACCAAAATAAACCTTGAAATCGTATGTAAAAGGGGTATTGAATGAGTGCGCCAAAATCGGTTGTCAAATTCAAGAAAGACGGAGTCGAATACACTTCAAATGTTGATGCTTGTCAATATTACATACACGAACTGTCGAGAGCAGCTTTGCGAGATGTAGGAAGGTTCATCCGTAGCAAGTGGAAGGGTGTATATTACACATACTTCAACAAGCATACAGGCAATGCCGGAAAAGCGGTCAACTATCATGTCATGGCTTCAAAATCAACGATTTATCCGAGAGTTGAAGTCGGCTTAAAGTCAGGCAAGGTTGACGGCTTTTACGCATACTTCCAAGAGTTTGGAACGAGTAAACAACCAAAACTCGGTTTATTAACAGGAATGGTTGAAGATAATGTCCAAACGATTATAGAGATTGAGTCACAGTATTTGAGTGCTTTGAACGAAAGCGAATCGGCAGCCCAAGCACTTTGCAACGAAAGCGAGTATACAGACAATGGCGAATGAAACAAGAACAAATGACCTTAAAAAGTTGATAACACAGAAGTTGAAAACCCTGACCAATAATGTTTTTTATGAACAAGCGACAGACAATGCGCTTTATCCACACTTGGTTTTTTCGTTTCGTACGATAGACCTTGGAGACTTATCAAGACAAGATTACATCTTGGAAGTGGATGTTTGGGACAAGGGAACTTCAACTGTCCAAGTGGATGAACTTTCAGATCAAATTGAAGATTTGCTCCACACGGAGAATCTTCCGCAAGAGAATATCTTGCCGACATTCTACACAATCGACCGAAAGTCCATACTTGATTCGGACAAATCAATCAAACACAGACTCATACGATTTCAAATTCAAAACTATGTTAGATAAGGAGAAACAAAATGGCAATAACAAAATATGTTGGTAATGGCGAAGTTATCTCCGGCGATTTCAAGACAGTTAAATGGGTAGGAAAGACAAAGGGCGGAAAGCCTGTCACAATTACTTTGGACAATGCTATCAATATGGGAAATATTGAATGGACATTCGCAGAGAAAAATGATGTTGTTCCTTCCATAGAATTTCAGGCTTGTTATGACAACACGGACTCGGCTTCGGCTTCAAACTATGAGCCTTGGAGTGTCGAGATAGATGATTCTACAACAAGCGGAGCAAGTGAAATTGTTCTCGGCGCCGGAGTGTTCTATGTTGGCTCAGATCAAGTTGCTTTGACTCGTGGCGGTGGTTCTTTCACAGTTGAGAGAGAATATCGTGAAATCAACGCAGACGGCGACCGTGGAGCGGTTAAAGGAAGAGTTGTCATGGAATCTTCAAGAGCGAAACTCGTTATGAATGTATTGACAATGCTCACGAAGTTTACAGACCTTTACACTTCAATAGAAGCAAGTGCATAAGTGAATAAAGGGAGAGTTTCGGCTCTCCCTTTTTATTTTAAGGAGAATTGATATGAGAGAACTTCAAACAAGCGATATTTTCGCATTTATTCGTTTAATCAATAAAACAGGAATCAAAGAAGAACTCAAAGAGAGAGTTCTTGCTATTAACGAAGCCAAAGACATCAACATGGAATCTTTCGGCTATGACATTTTGAGTTTGATGTTGGAAAAGGCTTCCGAACCCAAGGTTGAAAAAGAACTTTATTCATTCTTCGGAAACATCTTCGAGATGAAGGAAGAAGAAGTCAAGACCATGGATGCAATCGAGTTCCTTGAGAATGTGACAAAGGTTGCTTCTATTGAGCGGTGGAGAGATTTTTTTCAATCGGTTGCCAAATTGACGAAATAGAAATCAAAGAATTATTGCTCAAAAGGTATCATTCCTTGGATTTCATCAAGGAAATGGAACTTGACGAGTTTTGCGAATTTCTCATTTTGGCGATTAACAACGAAAAGAAGGACAAAACTTATCTTCAATATGTGGCTTTGTTGCCTTTGCTTATCCAATCAGGAAAATATATGTCCTTTGAACAATTCTTTGATGAGTTCACAGGGGCGAACATTGATTGGCGACCTACAAGCGAAATATTGAAGGAAGTCGAAGAAATAGAAAGAAGAAGAGAAAATGGCGGTTGAATTATTCAAACTTGTCGGCTCGATTTTTATTGATAATGACAAGGCAAACCAATCCTTACAGAAAACAGACGAAAAAGCGAGTTCCTTCGGAGCAACACTCGGCAAGGTCGGAAAAGGTGCGTTACAGTTCGCAACAATAGCTGGTGGCGCAATGCTTACTGTCGGTGGTGCAGCTCTTGGAGTTGCGGACAAAGTTTCCAAGACGGCGGATGAAGTTGACAAGGCTTCCATTCGAATGGGAATTAGTGCGGAATCCTATCAAGAGTTAGCATACGCAGCCGGACAATGCGGAGTCGAGATGTCCACAATGGAACAAGCAGCCAAGAAACTTGAAGGAACTGACCTTTCGTTTGATGATGCAATCAATCAAATCATGTCTCTTGGAACGGCAGAAGAACGAAGCGCAAAAGCAGCCGAACTCTTCGGAGAAAAGGTTGCTTATAATTTGTCGCCTTTAATCGAGCAATCAGGCGAAGAATTTGACGGACTCATCCAAAGAGCGAATGATCTCGGCTTGGTTATGAGCGGAGAAGCGGTCAAAAATGGAGTTGCTTTCGGAGATATGCTTTCGGATATTAAACAGATGATTGGTTCGTTAGCGACAGAACTCGGAACGGCTCTTTTCCCTATTGCAAACGCAATTCTTGAACAAATCATTGGATTTATGCCAACGATTCAAGGCTATATGGCGCAATTAGTTCCGTTTGGGGTGCAGATTGCTTCGGCGGTGCTTCCTGTTCTGTTTTCAGTTTTGGAAGCATTACTCCCTGTGGCAATGCAGATAATTGAACAGATTCTTCCTTTGGCGGTTGAAATCATCAATTCATTATTGCCACTTATCACGGCATTATTGCCTTTGATAGAGCCTATCAGTAGTTTATTGATGACAATTTTAGTTCCTTCGGTTGAACTATTAACCGCAATATTACCCGGCATTATAATGGCATTAACAAATATAATCACGGCGGTTGTTCCGGCTCTTATTTTCGTAATTGAAACAGTTGAAATGACTGTCGGCGAAACTATTGGAGCAATCCTTCGGAACTTGAAGCCTTTCTTTGAAAATGTCATTTCAATATTCAATGGCTTTGCGAAGTTTTTAAGCGGAGTATTCACAGGAAATTGGCGAAAGGCTTGGGAAGGCATCCGAGACATTGCAAAAGGAATCATCAATTCGATTCTGTCTTATATTCAAGCCACTATCAATTCTTGGGTTGATATGTTAAACGCATTGATAAATGGTGCGAAGAAGGTTGCGAACCTGATTCCGGGTGTCAACATGAATATAGGCGAAGCAACAATCCCCAAAGTCAACATTCCTATGTTGGCAGAAGGCGGAGTTGTAGAGCAGAGCGGACAAGCGATTGTCGGCGAAGCCGGAGCAGAACTTTTGACACTTCCAAAGGGAGCGAAAGTCGAGCCTTTGCAGAACACACAGACTTTGACCAAGGAAGATATTACTTCCGCATTTATCGAAGCACTTGAAACAGTAGGATTACAAGTGACAATCAATCCGAACACAAGCAATTTGTTTGATGAGATTGTCAACCAAAATACTATTTATAAGAGAACACATGGCGGTTTATCCGCAATATAAGGAGCAAAAATGGCATATTCAGGTTACAGAATCAAAATAGGCGGAACAATATTCCAAAATAACGATATGGCAAAAGGCTCTTACTCATTCCAAAGAAGTCCGAGAGTGAGCAAAAAATGGGATGATCTGACAGGAATATCACACGAAACATATTTTCCTACGCAGAAAGCAACAATTTCTTTTTCAGTAAGAGAGCATAGAGCGAGTGAGCATCCTACACTCGCAGCTTTCTTCTCAAACCGCTCCGTCACAGTTGAATACTTTGATGACAACATCAATGACTATGTGACAGGAAATTTCCATGTTCAAGATTTCGCTTGGAGTCACATCACAGTTGAAGCAGACGGAGCATTCTATGACAAAACAAAAATCACTTTGAAGGAGTGGTAAATGAGAACTGCCAATCAAGCAACACAGACCGCATGGAATCAAATTGAATATACAAAAGTAAGAGTATATCTGCCGGAACTCGAAATGTCCGTCACAGATGAAAAAATCGGCTCGATTAAATTCAAAGAAGCAATCTCCGACACGGACAATCTCTTCTTTGTTGGTTGTATCGCTTCACAAGTTGATTTGACACTCAATGATTTTGATTTGGACATCCACTTGGATTCTATTGAGATTTACGCACAAAGGGGAAACACAACCGAACTGAAAATCTTCACAGGAAAGATTTACACTTGCGACCTTGACGGCAGAAACAAGACAATGAAGATTGTCGCCTATGATGCCTTATATCGAATCTTCAACGCAGATGTAACGGAATGGTATGACCAGCTTTCACTCCCTATGACCATGAAAGCATATAGAGATGCGTTTTTTGAGCATTTCGGAGTCACACAGAATCAAGTCACTCTTTTAAATGATGATTTTATAGTCAATAGAACAATCGGCGGAGAACAAGGCAATCAGGGAATCCTTGGAAGAGACATCATAAGACCTTTTTGCGAAGCGAACATTGTTTTCGGACATATAGATTATAACGGAAACATGAATTATATCGGTGTCACGAACAACAATAGAACTGTGAGCCTTGCAGAAGTCGACAAGATGACGAAAGCGGACTATTCCACAGAAGAAATCGACAAAGTAATCATCCGCATGGATGAAGAAGACATTGGAGCGGTTTCCGGCTATGGTTCGAACGCATACATCATCCAAGGCAACATGTACTTCTATGGATTGTCGGCTTTGGAACTTCAAGCGGTTGCAGATAAAATTTACAACGAACTTGAAGGCTTTACATTCCAACCTTTGGAGTCGGAGCAGATGTTCAATCCGATTTATGAACTCGGCGACCTTGTCACAGTTCCTGACGGATTCGGCAACACTTATCAAACAATCCTTTTGAATAGATCAACTGATTTACAGAGAGAATCAATCAAGAGTAAAGGTTTGAGCAATTATTCCCAAGCTGCTTCTTATTCAAACAATAGCATTATTGCTTTAATGGGAAAGACAAATCGTCTTTACCGAGATATTGAAGTCACACGCTCCACAATAACGGACGTTGAAAGGGGACTTCAAACCGAAATAGAGCAGACCGCCGAAGGCTTACAAATTCAAATTCAAGACTTACAAAGCCAAATAGACGGCGAAACGGCATACTATGAACGAAAGAGCGGAGCGCCTACACTTTTAAATTATCCATATTGGGACTTTACAACTTCAATCCCTTGTAATAACACAATACGAACCGCTCCGATTTACACGGAGAACATGGGACCGGATGGCGAAGAATATCCTCACTTTACATACACGGAAACCGACCGCAAGAATCACAGAAGCGATTTATGTTTTGCGAACGATACCAATATCGCTTATCGTTTTGTATTAGAAAATGGGGTGTGGTTTTGGAAAGAAATCGCAGATTCGGAATACACGCAAGTTTTATCAAGACTCGCAACACTTGAAGCAACAGCAGAGCAATTAACAAGCGAATATACCGAGATAAGCCTTGACTTGAGCAATAATTATTATACAAAAGTTGAGACAAACTCAAAGATTACACAATCGGCAAGTCAAATTCAAACCACAGTTGCAGCTACATACGCAACGAAAGATACCACAACAAACTTACAATCCCAGATTACTCAACAAGCCGGACAGATTTCCGCAAAGGTTTCTATCAATGGTGGAAATACTTCATCTTTTGCGTGGGCATTGACACCAACAGTTTTTCAGCTTATTTCTCGCAATTCGGTTGTGTTTGAATGTGACCAATATGGAATAAGAATAGAAGGAAACGGCACTTTCACAGGCAATATATATGCAGAAAGTGGAACTATCGGAAATTGGGCAATAACGAATGGCTCAATTACGCACTCACAAGGAAGTAATACTATTACGATTCAATCTGATGGTTCAATCGTAAACAAACAGGGCAACAATATTAAGTATGCTCTTCAGTATGATGGCCACGCAATATTCAAGGATGTTGAAATTGAAGGTTATGCAACATCAGCCACAGTAAATGCTTTAACTGCCAATTTCAATACTTTGAATGCTAAAGCCATTACAACAGATAACTTCTCGGCTCAAAATATCAACGCAAATAAGATAACAGCCGGAACTTTAAGCACAAATCGACTCGATATAAATGGAATTGTTGCTTCATTTAATGGAAAAGCCGTAACCTGTTCAGGTATTTCGGCTGCAAATGCTTACTTTAACAGTTTGTATGTTTTCGAAAACGGAACTCAATACGGATTCCAAAGGAGACAAAGAAATATAAATGGAACAACAATCTATTATTGGGGTTGGTAAAAAAGGGAGAACAAATATGGGAGACAATTTAAAAATTCACAAATTAAGAAACGATTTACAAGACACACTCAATGCTTCACTTCTTCCAATAGAAGTGAAGCGAATGCTTGTGACAGAACTTTTAAACGAAGTCACAAGAGTTATGCAAATAGAACTTTCAAAGGAACTCGAAGCAGAGCAGAGCAAGGAAGGAGAAGAAAATGGCATACAGTAAGCAAACATGGGACACAACCTCTTATGTGAATCCTACAAGAATGAATCATATTGAAGATGGAATTGAATCGGCTTCAACCGCCACAGGAACGGAGTATTCAAGTGGGGTTAGTGTTAAGGATAATCTTGACGGAATAACTATCACAGGCATAACATCAAATACTTATGTTGTAGGCTCTTTTTCCGTTGTTGCTTTTAAGGTGGGAAAACTTGCGGTCATAAACATTAAAGAAATAACTTTCAATGCAAATGTGCCTGATGCCGATTATGTCATTTTAAGAAATTTACCTATTCCCACAACAAACATAGAATTTCCATTGACAAAACTCGGTGGAAGCGGTGATGTTTCAAAACGATTAAGACTTAACACGAAAGGAGAGTTGCAGAATTGGTATTCGGTTTTAAATAGCGGAGAAACACTTTTCGGAACTCTTGTTTATCAAATAGCATAAAGGACAAACCACAAAAAGAACAGTAAAGGCGAGAACAACTTGTGAAACCCAAACCACACATTGTATTTTTGGAACGACAATTATGTAAGCGAAGAAAATTGGTCTGTGTCCGTTATAGTCGGAATGAAAGGCGAGAACAATGGAACGCACAATGATAATACTTAACTTTATAGCGGTGTTGGGGTTTCCGACAGTTTTTGCTATGGTGGCAGCTTTGACGAAAAAAACAAAGAAGTATGCCGAACAAATTAAAACTTTGATGAATGCTCAACAGGCTCAAATGAGAAGCCAATTATTGAAAGACTATTACAAGTACAAGGAAAGGGGTTTTGTCTACGAAGCAGAACTCCAAGATTGGTTGAACCAATATGAAGCATATCATTCTTTGGGTGCTAATGGCATTATGGACAAGCGAAAAGAAACTTTAATGAACATGGAAACAAGAGCAGAGATTGATTGAAAGGAGAATATTATGATTTTACCACAGAAAGCATACGAGATTATTCGTTGGATAGTTATTATCGTGATACCAGCTCTCATCACTCTTTATGGAGTAATTGGGAACACTTTGAACATTCCTTATACGGAAATTGTTTTGACGATTGCCGGAGCGGTTGATGTGTTCTTGGGAACAATCTTCGGAATCTCAAAGATTTCTTACGATAAGAGACAAGGAGAAATAAATGGCTAAAATAATCATGACCGAGAGACAGTATGTCGAAAGGCTTCAGATCATAGCAGAACGCAAGACAAGATATTCCAACAAATATCCTTACAATTTGTTATACATCAATAAAGACGGCAGAACGAGCGGAGATTGTCTCAACACAATTAAGGCTCTTTTGAACGGCTATAATGTTTTTAATAATGCAATTGGATATTACCAAAAGGACTTGTCGAACACAGGAGATGTGACGGAACAAGGACTTTTGAAACAATGCTCCGAAGTGTCTCAAGACTTCTCGAACCTTGGAAGTCATCCCTTGCTCCTTTATATGAAAGGACATGTTGGTTCTTACCTTGGGAAAGAAGTCGGAGAATACAATGTTATTGAATGCACGAAATCTTTTGGCGGTGGTGTTGTTTATTCTTGGGTTGATGCAGACGGAACTCGCCGAAACAAAAAAGGCGGTGTGAAGAACGGCAAATGGACTCATCACGGAAAATTCACTCCGTGGGTTGAATACGAAGTTGAAAAGCCGAAGGAAGAAAAGTCCGGCTCCTATTACTATGTTAAGAGCGGAGACACTCTTTCGAGCATTGCCAAGAAGTTCGGTCTTACAATGGCGGAAATCGCCAAATTGAATCCGCAAATCAAAAACCTGAATGTGATTCATGTCGGAGACAAAATCGTTGTCGAAGTCATTAAAATTGAATATACAGTTAGAAAGGGAGACACACTCTCACAGATAGCAAGAAATCATGGAATGACTTTGAAAGACATCCTTGAATCGAATCCGCAGATTAAGGATGCGAACAAAATTAGCATAGGACAGACTATTCGAGTCAAATGAATTCCCCTTTCCCCTAAATTAGAAAAAGGAGTCATCCGTTTGGGTGGCTCTTTTTTCTTTTGTTAAGTTTTGATTAAGTTTGTTAAGTTTTGATTAACTTTTTAGGCATAGGAGTTTTGAAGCCTGACCACATCTTGACCACATTGACCACAAAAAGCGGTTGAATCGGTAAAATCGGACTAACTTTTTTAAAATCGCTCAAACCCTTGCAAATAGGCGGTGCAACGAGATACAAACAGATACAATCCGATACAATAAAATACACCATTTTAAAAACATTAACTTAATAATCAAATAGCCTTGAAACCCTTGAAAACACAGGGTTTTTATTTTTGAATTGTGCTATTTGTGTGCAAATTGACCACATTTTTTTCAAACACTTCAACCGCTTCTCTTTGCGCCTGATCTGACGGATGCGTGTATGTTTGGAGTGTAATGTTTATATTCGAATGTCCAAGACGGTCTTTTACTATCTTTGGACTTATGCCGGAGTCAATTAAACTTGAAGCATGAGTATGGCGAAGCGAATGGAACTTGAAGCCGTACTTTCGACAGTATCGCTCCATATTGCTCGGCTTTGCGAACATTCCCCATTTCTCCGTCAAGACAAATTCTCGCTCTTCTCCCTTTTCAAAATTGACTTCTCCGTTTGCTATACGATTTTTAATGTAAAATTGTCCGTACTTTACCTTATTTTTTAACTGTTCGGCACGATAGGAGAGCAGAATCTCCGAGAGCGCAGCTCCGAACGGAATGGAACGGACAGAATCTTTCGTTTTGGGTGTTGAAATTCGCCAAGATTTTGCGCTAAATGAAAGAGTTTTATTTATATTGATAATTTTATTGTCGAAGTCAATATCGTCCCAAGAGAGCGCAAATACTTCGCCTATTCGCATTCCTGTGTGAAAGCCTATCATCAAAGCGACATTATACGGAGACTTGATTTCCGAGTAAGCCTTGCGAAGTGTTTCCAAATCCGTGACCTTTGCTTCCTTCGGAGACTCCGAAGAAGGTGTCCGCAGATACGCACAAGGAGAAGAAGAAATAATTCCCAAAGGAACAACCGCATATTTTAATGCTTCGCAGACAATGACTTTTATCAACTTTGCGTAGTTTTGGGAATGAGTCTCAAACACTTGGTTTATGTATTCTTGCATCTTCAAGGGAGTCAGGCTCTTGACTTTGAATGAGCCAAGAGCTGGCTTCAACTTGTTTCTTATAATATTGGAATACAGTTCCGTTGTCTTTGGCTTCCAAGTCGGTTTGCAAGTATCAAACCAAATGTCGAGCAAATCGGAAAAGGAAATCTCGGCATAGTTTATCATCAAACCGCCGTTTTCATAATAAGAAAGTGCTTTCAAGGCTTCTTTCTCGCATTCCTTCTTGGTTTTGAATCCTGACTTTGAGATTTGCTTCCGCTTACCGCCTATTTTGGCAACATCAAAACGATATTCCCAAACATTATTTCTTTTCCTTATCGTCATATTCTTCTCCAAACATATAATTCAAAGTTTTGCCGTAATATTTTGTAAGACGATACAATGTGTCAATATCCGGCAAAGTTTTCCCTTGCTCCCAAGAAGCGACAGTTGTCGGCTTCTTATCAACCAAGTCTCCGACTTCCTTTTGTGTCAAGTTTGCTTCAAGTCGGCACTCGACAAGCCGATTCTGCACTATTTGCCTTATTTCGTAATCGCTCATTTTGAAACTCCTTTCCGTAACATTATAACATAATATCGGCAAAACTACGGAAAAAATGTAGAAAAACACAAAATAAATGTTGACACTACGGAAATTCAGTAGTAATTTATATTTAGGTGCTACGGAAATTCCGTAGCAAAATTTATAAATTGAAACTACGGAAATTCCGTAGGGAAAGGAGAACAATGGGAGAAAAAATCAAGGCTTATCTCGATTCACATGGAATCAAACAGACATTCCTTGCCGAGCAGACAGGACTTTCTTACTCAATCATTTCCGACATTTGTTTAAGGGGAAGGAAAGTGGAAGTCACGGAGTATTTTCGAATCTGCAAGGCTTTGGGTGTTCCGTTTGATTTCTTTTATGAAGAGTAAAAAAGAAACCGCCTGTCGGCAAACAGACGGAATCAAGGAGTTATAGATTTCGAAAAATTTGACTATTCTTCGGTTCTATTTTATCAAACTCCTTCAAAAAAGTAAACGAAAGGAGATTCAAAATGAAATTCAAACACACAGATAAACTCATTCTTTCAGTTCTTGAAACAGTTCCGGCGACAAGGAACTCGGATGCTCTTCTCTATTTAGAAGTGATTGAACGAATCGGAAGGGGAAATTCTCGCAAACCAATAGACGAGATTCTGCTCGGTTTGGAAGAACTCGGACTTCCTTGCTTCGAAACAGTTCGCAGAACAAGACAGAAGATTCAAGCCGACAGAGACGATTTGAGAGCCGTTGGCAAGGTTCAGGACTATCGAGCGGAGCGAGAAATGGAGTTCTCAAAACATTTTGGAGCGAAATGCCATGATGAATAAATTATACAAAGTCTCGGAAGTTGCGGAAATATTGAGAGTCAATAGGAACTGTGTCTATATGCTTATTCACAATAATGAACTCCGAGCCTTCGACATTAACGGCTTAAAAATAGCAGAAGATGATCTGAAAGCCTTTATTTCATCACGGAACGCAAAGTTCGAGACTTTGGGAAAGGAGAAAGAATGAGAGATTTCTTTTTATTATTCATAAATCCAAGATTTTGGGGCGCATATTTAATACTTTTTCTTCCTGTGAACATAGGAATTGTAATGGTGGGAACAGTTTACGCAAAGGAGAAACTAAATGATTACATTCGAAGATTTAAAAAAGGCGAACGATTCAATCGTTACCACAGAAATTAAAGGCAACCAATACGCAGCCGTTTCGCAGAGAATCAAGGCTTTTAGAATGCTCTTTCCAACAGGAATGATTGCGACCGACATTATTTCGAACGAAAACGGAGTTTGCATCATTAAAGCGACAGTTGGATTCTTGAACGAAAACGGAGAAAGACAAGTCCTTGGAACAGGAATTGCCTACGAGAAGGAAAACAGCTCTTTCATCAACAAAACATCATACATAGAGAACTGTGAGACTTCGGCGGTCGGCAGAGCCTTGGGAATGTGCGGACTTGGAATTGACTCGGATGTGGCTTCCGCAGATGAAGTCCAAACGGCAACATTCCAACAAGATTCCTTGAAGCCTATCACGGCAGAAAAACGCAAAGCATTGGAGAAGTCTTGCAAGGATGACGGAATCCCTGTGGGTTATATCTGCGAACTGTATTCGGTATCGGAACTCAAAGAACTGACCGAAGCGAAGTTCGTCAACCTTGTAGGACATTGGGATGAAATGAAAGCGAAATACAATGAACGGAAAGATTCTTGATATTGTTCAAACCTTTGACAAGAAATTCCGAGTGACTTTTGAAGTCGATTCCGTGGATGATCTGAACGGACTTGGCGGACTTCTCTCAATCGTAGTGAAGAAACTCCGTGGAAAGCGGTCACTAAATGCAAATGCTTATTTTCATGTTTTAGTTGGAAAGATAGCAGAAAAGAACCACACTTCGAAAGCATTCACAAAGAATCTTCTCATGGCAAGGTACGGACAGGAAGAAACAATAAACGGCGAAAGATACATCATATCGGCTTTGTCGAGTGTTCCAATGGCAGAAAGGGAAGATATTCACACCAAGGCAATAGGTTACGGACACACGAACGGAAAAGAGTTCATACACTATTGTGTTTTAAGACCAACGCACGAATATGACTCTTACGAAATGTCGGTTTTGATAGACGGAACAGTTGAAGAAGCAAAGGAACTTGGCATTCCGACACTCTCGCCGGATGAAATTAAACACATGGAAAGTCTTTGGAAAGGAGCAAAAAATGACTCATAAAAACAATCAATACTTAAAGAAATTGGCAAAAGAAAAAGGGGTATATCAATGGCAGATAGCGGATGTATTAAAAGTTTCCGAGCCTACACTTGTCAGGTGGATGCGTTATCCGCTTGATAACGAAAAAACAAAAGCATATTTAAATGCGATAGATATTATCGCTTCACAAGGAGAAGCAGATGTTTAGTGCCTTTACTGCGGATTTAGAACATTGCTTCGTTTGTGGCAGACCTTATCCACAAATTCATCACATGATGAACAAATACGATAAGAAAAAAGCCGAGAAATACGGACTTATTCTTCCATTATGTGTAAATCATCACACAGGAGCAGAAGGAGTCCACACCAAACCTGAAAAGATGTTGGCTTGTAGGCAAATGGCACAAAGGAAGTTTGAAGAAGAGCATTCACGAGAAGAATGGCTCTCGGAGTTTGGAAGGAGTTACTTATGAAACAATTATCATTAGACGATTTATTCAAGCCAAACGGCAATATAAGTCCTTGTCCTTATACAGAACAATGCTCAACCTATGGAGTCGGATGCAAAGGCGAATCTTGGTGGTGTAATCAAAAGGGAATCAAGATTGAAAAGACAGTTCCGACCAGCTTTCAAAGTTGCATAGGAAAATGCGAGTTCTGTGATTGGGGAGTGGATGAAATTACTTGCCAATGGAGTGAGAAAAATCCAAGCCGTCACAGATATGGCGGTTGTCAAAACGGCTCTCATTGGTTACCGAATGTGTGGAAGATTCCGAAGTTGTGTGGCGGTTGTAAATGGCATAACGATTTCCATTATCAAGGAGATGACATAGATCATCCGATTGAAGAACCGAACATTTATTGCACAAGACCAAATGGAAGCATAAACAGAATAAAACCCTATAAAGAGTTTGAACAAGACGGCTTCGGTGTCGGAACTTGGCACAGGCAACACGAGTTTGACTCTTGCGAAGGGTGGGAAGCGAGTGAGTATTTTGAGACAGTTTGAAATTGAGCCTACAATGGCAAATTTTACGATTTATGGCAAGTTTCCGACCATTAACGAATATATCAAGGCTTTAAATAATAATCGCTATGTGGGAGCGAATTTGAAGCGAGATTGTGAAGAGTCGGCAATGTGGAGCATGAGCGAAATCAAGCATCTCCGATTCGACAAAGTGATTCTCCACTATCGCTTCTTTGAACCAAACCAAAAGCGAGACAAAGACAATGTATTCACATTCACAACGAAGATTGTTCAGGATGCAATGCAAGAACTTGGAATGATTGACAATGACGGTTGGAAGAACATTGAGAATTTTACACATGATTTCTTTGTTGATAAGGACAATCCAAGGATTGAAGTTTATATCGAAGAAGTCGGAAAGGGGAAAGAGTGAAATACGAAGAAGGCAAAAAGTGGCTTACAAGAATAAGAACCATTGACCTACAAATCAAAGAGAAGATGTATCAGATCGAAGCACTTTACACTTGCATAGGTTTACAAGGGATTTCATACGATAAGATTTCCGTTGTTTCTTCGCCGGAGAACAAGTTTGAAAGAGTCATTGGGGATATAACTCAACTTAAAGACGAAGTGGAAGAATTGCAGCTTAAAAAAGCACAAATCATCCGAGAAGTCTCCGCACGAATCAACAAACTCGGCGAGTGTCCTGAAAGAACGATTCTTTTTGGATTTTATGTCGGTGGAATAGAAATGGAGAAAATCGCACAAGATTTAGGATATGAACTGTCTTGGTGCTATCGGTTAAGACAGAAAGGAATTGAAAGATTATGAGTGATATTCAAATAGCGGTTGCGGAAACTATCGAAACAATATGCGACAAGTTCTGCAAATTTAGCGGAACAGGAGAAAACAACGAATGCGTTTATATGGCAACGCATGACGGAAAGTGTCCGCTTGATGAACTTGTCGAGAAAGTAGGGTTGAAATGAACTTGTTTGAAGGAATGATAATTTGGACATTTCCTGACACAGATATAAGAGCCTACAAGAGAACGATTGAAGAAAGCGGATTCCGAGCAATAGTCGGACACGATTACATCCAAGTAGGCAAACCATACACTAAAGCGAAAATGGATTCCAATGAGTTCGGAAAACTCTTGAAGAAGAAGCGAAGAGCCAAAGACATAACAAGGCAAGACTTATCGAAAGAAATCGGAGTCTCTCAAGCCACTATCTTCGATTGGGAAATCGGCAGAAGGCTTCCGAGAGATTACAACTTAAAGAAATTGAAAGAACTCTTGGATATATCGGAAGGAGAATTGAAATGTCTAATCAAGAAGCAATAGAAGTAATGTGCCGGATTCGTGCTTGTAGATATTCCGAGCATTGCGAAATGAACTGTGAAGAATGTCCGTGCAATTATACAGACGAAGAGCTGCACGAAGCGCTCGGAATGGCGCAAAAAATTATGGAAGGAGTCAAAAATGGCGAGAGAAATTGTGAGTGAATGTGTAAATTGTGGACTCCCTTGCTTGGGAGATGCTTGTCCAAAGATGAATGTTGTTCAATTCAGGTGTGATGATTGCAAAGAACTTTGCGAACCTGACGAGTTATACATGTACGAAGATGAAATGCTTTGTGATGAGTGCTTGTTGAAGCGGTTTCCTACGGCGAAACAGGAAGGATTTGACTATGACATGGAGTGAGTTCGGAAAGATATTCAATGCCTTTTTTGAAGAATTGATATGGAAAAACTATGGCGGTGCTTTGTTTACGATTCTTGGAAGAGACATAGTGGTGTTTGTGTCCGGCTATCTCGCTCACTTAATTTTGGAAGCATTCATTGAAATTATAAAGGAGAAAAAATGATATTTTTCTTATTGGGACTTGGTTTAGGGTTTTGCACAGGCTCGTTTCTCGGAGTTGTGACTTTGTGCTTGTGTATGATACGGAAGGAGACAGAAGAAGATGAACTCGAAATATATGACTATAAAAGTAAATAATGTGACGGAAGGTTCGTCAGATCATGTTGTTGCAAGGGTTGTTGACGGCGAATGCTGGTATTATGGCAGATACGATAAAGAAAGAGCAAAGGAAGTTGCCAAGGAGATTGACGGAATAGTGTTGTTAGATTTGGAACATAAGGTTGAGCCTGTCATCCATACTTGCGGAAGAAGGTTGACGGATTTCGACTTGTTTATGAACTTTTGTCCGCTTTGTATGAAATCTTTGGGAGAACGGAATGAATGAAGGATTTGTGAAACTGTTTCGCTCACTTGAAGAGTGGGAGTGGTACAAAGACCAAAACACAAAAGATTTGTTCATCCATTTACTTATTAAGGCTTCGTGGAAAGAGTCTAAATATTATGGATATGATGTCCCAAAAGGAAGTATTGTAACAGGAATCCATGCTCTTTCCGAAAGCCTTGGAATTTCGGAACAATCAATCAGGACTTCACTAAAACACTTAAAATCAACAGGCGAAATAACAATCAAATTAACAAACAAATTCTCGATTGTAACCATTACAAATTGGGAAAAATTTCAAGGTTTCTCCGAAGAACTAACAAGCCAATCAACAAGCAAACTAACAAGCAACCAACAAACAACTAACAATCAACTAACAACATATAAAGAAATAAAGAATATAAGAAGTAAAGAAGAGAAGAAATATAGTCCGTACCAAAACGGAAGAAATCCTGACTTCATAGCGAAGTTAGAAACGGAGTTGAAAAATGGCAATCATTAAATTAAGCATTATCATTCCTTGTTATAACGCAGAGCCTTTCATTGATGAACTATGCAAGAGACTCCTTCCGCAGCTTGATGAAGAAACGGAAGTCATAATCATTGATGACGGAAGCCGATTTCCTTATATGGCTATTGATAAAAGGTTTAAGGTTATCCGAAAAGAGAACGGCGGTGTTTCATCCGCAAGGAATAAGGGACTTGAAATAGCAAAGGGAGATTATATTGCTTTCATAGATGCGGATGATCTGATAAGCGAAGATTATATAAATTGCATAAAAGACAAAATCTCCAAGGAGCCGGATGTGATTTGGTTATCTTGGGAAGCCTTCGGAACATGGAAAGTCAAAGTCCATTTAGCCGAAGGAGACAACTTCCCTTCTTGGAACTTATGCGTTTGGAACAGAGTCTATAAAAAATCGGTCATAGGCGACATCCGATTCAACGAAAAGAAACGAGTTGCGGAAGATGCACAGTTCATCCGAGATGTGAAAGCAAAGACAATCGAATACATTTCAAAACCGATTTACTTTTACAGAACAGGACAAGACTCGCTCACAAAGCGGATTGCGCAAGGCAAGGTTGAAATGAATCGAATTGTATATCATTACAACCACATCACGAAGGACATGACATTCCTTATTGATGAAATGAAGAAAGTGTATGACGAGAGCGAAATTGTTGTGATGACGAATAAGAACGATATTGAAGAACTTTCCGATTATGCGTTAGTGATGAAACCAAGCATCATATACGGACACGAACTGAAAGGCGAAAAGACCAGCTTATTCCGCAGAATACCGAAGGCTATCAAAACACAAGTTGCCATTTATATAGGCAATGCGTTGGAAATCGGCGGTGTCGAAACTTGGATTTATAACTTTTGCGCCAATATGTATAAAAAGTATGACATCATGGTTTGTTATTCGGACAAGATGTTCCCAAAACAGATTGAAAGGCTTTCAAGGCTCGTTATGGTTCACAAAATTGGAATAAATCCTATATTCTGCGACACTTTGTTGAATATGAGAATTACCGATTCAATTCCTGACGAGTTTGTGGCGAATCAGATCATCCAAGTCTGCCACACTTGCAGAATGAAAGATTGGAAGATTCAACCGAACTATGACAAATTGGTTTATGTATCAAAAACAGCTTCCGAGACTTTTAAGGAAGAAGGGGAAGTCATCCACAATTTGACTTACTACGAAGAGCAGAAAAGACCGCTCGTTTTGATAACGGCTTCAAGATTTACTTTCGAAAAGGGTTTGAATCGAATGTATTTACTCGCAGAACGATTCAAAGAACAAGGCTTGGAGATTTTATGGCTCGTATTCACAAACAAGCAAATTGAGCAGAAAGACGGCATTATACGAATGAATCCTACACTTGACATAGGCGGTTGGATAGAACGAGCAGATTATTTGGTTCAATTATCCGACACGGAAGCATTTTGCTATTCAATAGTTGAAGCACTCTTGAGAAGAACTCCGGTTCTTACCACTCCGCTTCCTGTCTTAAAGGAATTAGGATTCAAGGAAGGCAAAGACGGATATATCTTGCCGTTTGATATGAAGGACATTGATTGCGAGAAGATATACAAGAAGATTCCAAAGCCTAAATACATAAGTGACAATGAGTTCATAGAAGAACAATGGTGTAAGCTGCTCGGAGATTCAAAACCCAAAGGAACATACAACACGGACAATCCGATTCTTACTGTGAGAGCCTTGGAGTTCTTCGGAGATTTGGAAATCGGAAGAAACATCATTGAAGGGGAAGTCCTAAAAATGAGAAGAGAAAGAGCCTTGATGTGGTTATCAAGGGGAAAGGTGGAACTTGTAGATGCAGATGACATTGTTTGATTTAACAAGAGAGCCTTTTGAGATTAAGAACGATATTCGACTCATTGAACTATTCGCCGGAGTAGGAAGCCAAGCAATGGCACTTCGAAACCTTGGAGCAAACTTCACGCATTGGAAGGCAATCGAGTTTGATAAATACGCAATGGCTTCTTACAACGCAATACACGGAACAAACTTCGAACCGACAGACATCCGAGACATTCACGGAAAAGACCTTGAAATCACAGATACATACATACATACATACATACTAACCTATTCATTTCCATGTCAGGACTTGTCCATAAGCGGTTTACAAAAGGGAATGTCCAAAGGAAGCCAAACACGAAGCGGTTTACTTTGGGAAGTCGAAAGATTGCTTTGCGAAGTCGAAGAACTTCCGCAAGTCTTGGTTATGGAGAATGTTCCAATGGTTCATTCCTTGCAGAACCTTGACGATTTTGAACAATGGATTGAGTTCCTAAATTCAAAAGGCTACACAAGTTACTATGAAGATTTGAACGCAAGTGATTATGGAGTGGCGCAAAACAGGGAACGAACCTTTATGGTTTCATTACTCGGAAATTATAATTATAAGTTTCCGGCTCCTATGCCACTAAACAAAATAATGAAAGATTATCTCGAAGAATCGGTTGATTCGAACTATTATGTCAATTCCCAAAAGGCACTTGATCTGATTAAGGAATTAGAAGAACGAAGCGAGAGCCTGTCTCCGACCATTAAGGGGGGCGGAAGGGGTTCGATAGACCGTCACGAATGGGATATGACACTTACGAAATGAACATAAAAACGATAGAAAAACAGACCGACAAAGCCAAAACACTAACGGCGAGAGATTGGAAAGGCTTTGGAGCTGGTCATCAATTACAAAATGGAGTTATCTCTTGGAAGAATATTACTTAACGGAAAAACAAACAAGATATGCCTTGAATGCCAATGGCTCGGCGGATAGGGGGGGTGGTGCAAAGATGCAACAATCAATCCTTCAATCGCTCATGCGATTACTGTCAGGAGCGCAAGTGGACAACAAAGAGCCGGAGTTTCAAATTTCGTTTGTCCGAACCTTCCAAACGATTTATCCGTTGACGAACTGAAAAGGTTATTGGGATATGATTGAAGTTTTAGGAAATATAATGGACTCGCAAAATGATTCCTATGCTGGATATAGAGTCTATGGTGCGGGGGGGTGTTCCCCTTCAATCTGTGCGAGTGGTTTCAAAAGGGAGATATATATAATTGAAAATTGGGATAAAACAAGCCAATTCGAAAGGCTTCGAAGAAATTCAGATCAATGGAGTGGCGGACTTCTCTTTCCCTACGAGTAATACAAGAAGGGGAAGGGTTATCAGGGGGGGGCAGACCGCTCCGACAATAACAGTTTATGAAAGGGATATTTGCAAAGTGGAAACAAATGACAATGAAATCGTAGAAACAAAGTACAGAATCCGAAGGCTTACGGAATTAGAATGTTGGCGACTTATGGGATTTACTGACGAAGATTTCAAGAAGGCTCAATCGGTCAATTCCAAAACGCAGCTTTACAAACAAGCCGGAAACTCCATTGTTGTTCCTGTCTTAATGGCGATATTTAGTCAATTAAACATAAACGGAGTGAAGCCTTGGAACGAAATGTCGAATGAAGAGAGGGAGTGTTTAATAAATGGCAGATTTTTACGATAGACCAACATGCCGAGATTGTTGCGATTATGACGAATGTTGCAAACAAGTTTGTCTCGAAGGGAATCCAATGTGTGACAAGGGAATGGACAGAGAGATTGACTTCGAAGATGAATTTGAGATTTATAATGCAATGCAAGACAAAGAGTTCCTTCGAAAGACTTATGGGAACACAGATGTTGAATCCATATTGAAGAAGAATTACAGATTCGACATCTTGGAAGATTGGAGAGAATGGAAAGGAAAGACAGAATGACAGATGCTGAATTGGATATTTTTATCGAACGAAAACTCACAGAAATGGCTATTAAAATTCTTGAAAATATTGAATCGGAAATCAAGATAAAAAGAGATAAACTTAATAACAATCCTAATTTTTTTAAGAAATGTAAAATGCAAGGGTATAGTGATTCGATTGGAATACTTGAAAAGAATATAGCAGAACTGAAAGGAGAGAACAAACCTTGAAATGTGAAGATTGTATTTATTCAGATATAGTCGATTGGGAACAGGATAAGAAAACGGGCAAGGCAACACCTATTTGGTGGTGTGAAAAGCACAATAAACTTTGTGAAGATTTACAAGATTGCGAACTGAAAGAATTCAAAAATCATAAAAGAACTCGAACAGATAAGAGCCGAGATTGATGCTTTGGACAAATGGGGAGAACCTTTCCACAGATACAATCTTGCTCTCGGAGATTGTCTTGAGATTATTGACAACCATATCGAAGAGTTGAAGGGAGAATAAATGTACACAATACGAGTTGTAATGAAAAAAGATGTAAGACCTTGGGATGTCCCTTATTGGGAACACAAAAACTCTCAATTCTCCATACGAGAAGATATAAGGTATCTTGAAATATATTCGGAAGAAATTGAAGGAGTTCAAATGGAAGGGACTTGCTTTTATAATTTGGATGAAATTGAAAGATTTGAAGTTATAGGGGGAGCAATAATGTGGCAGATGTTTGATGACAAGACCGACCGACTCGTTTTTGTCGGAACTGAAAAGGAATGTGAAGAGTATTCAAAAGAGCATTCGGACAGAAAATTCTATATGATAGAACTAAAAAGCAAAGAAAACAAAAAAGATATGTGATAATATTTAAGTGTGAAAGATTGGAGTCGAAAGTGTTCGGCTCTTTTCTTTTGTCAATTCTCCTGTGCGTGGCTTCCTATGAGTCACGCACGATTGGGTTTAAGGAGCAGAAATGGCAAGGAGTTTCGCAAAGAGTTTTTATAATTCCAAAGAATGGGAACAGACAAGACTTTATATATTAAAGCGAGATAAGTTTCTTTGCCAAGATTGCGGAAGTCCGGCGAGTGAAGTTCATCACATCATTCACTTGACTCCGCAGAACATAGGAGATGTATCAATCACTATGAATCCAACGAACCTTGTTAGTCTTTGCCGAGACTGTCACTTCCAAAGGCATAAGGGCGAACATGGAAAAGGGAGAGTTGTTCAGGAGAACAATCCTTACACATTTGACGAACACGGAATGTTAGTTCCGAAATAATTTTTCGTCATGTCCCCTATATTTCGGACTTTTTGAAATGCCAAGGAGAC